CATTAATGTGTCTCCGACCAGTTGTTTCCAATTTTGTATTCTGCTTCAATCTTACAGTTGCTACGAAGTAATTCACCCGCAGTAGTTGAAGATTCACACAGAATATTACCAACCTTATGAGCTACATCTGGATGACATTCTACTTGAAGTTCGTCATGTACAGAAGCAACCCAATTAAACTTATCTTGACCTACTTCCATTCTTAGGCGTTGATCAGCTACACAAGCCCAAGCCTTGGCAATGTGAGCACCCGAGGATTGAAGCAAGGTATTGAGAGCAGCGTGTTCCTTACGAACAAAGACAGGTCGCCAATTAAATGGCTTGACATATCCCTTGTCTAGTGTATCAAAGCGACAATTTTCAATTAGTTTCTTAAGTCCAGGAATATTACTAAGTAGTTTATTCTTGGTTTGTTCGGCTTTGTAAGTAGAAGAGCCAATAGTCTTGGCAAACTTCTCATCACCACCACCATATAAGAAGCAATAGATTGCAGTCTTAGCTGTATTTCTAGACTCTAGTTCCATAGCCTTTTGGTTGTGAGTATGGATGTCTCCTTCACAAACTTCCTTGGCATATGACCCATTATCAAATGGATGTAGATAGTGGGCAAGCATTCTTAGTTCTAGACCTTTAAGGTCAGAGCCAACAAGAACCCAATCTTTCTTAGGAATAAACAAAGCTCTTGCTCTAGGATCAGAATGAACTTGTTGAATATTTGGTTCTTTGCTGGACATACGTCCAGTCACAGCACCAAGAGTATTAATATAACCATGAATACGACCATCTCTAGACTTACGAGCACGGCCTACCCAATCAGATACTTGCCCCATAAGTTTAATAAGATTGAAGTACTTGCATAGGGTTTTAGCCTCAGGATAGTTTAGGTTAGATAGAACTTCATGGTCCACTTTGGGATTTCCCTTGTCAGTGGTACTTGGCTCCCAACCGTACTTTTCTTGGAGGCGTTCTGCAATTTGTTGTCTAGAACCTGGATTGAATACTTCAACTTTGTCTTTGAGCCGCTTTCCTGTTTTCTTAGAATGTCTAACAATGATTTTGTCTGGGAAGATCCGTCGCATCTCGTCTTCGATCTGTGACTTTTCAATTAGCAACTCCATTTCTAAGGCTTCTGCCTTATCAATATCAAACCCAAAACCAGCTTCTACTTGACGCTTGATCATATCTGCTACGACATGTTCCATTCTGACAGCACGACTATACTGAACCATATAGTTTTGCTGGGCAAAATGATTCCATATCTTTGCAGTTACGACTGAATCCTGTAGACAATACTTACCCATCTCTGTTGTATAGCAATCCCAACCACCTTGATAATCAATCTTGGATTCGCCAAGATACTCACCCCATGCCATTAGGGAATGGGATTGATCTTTGGTTGGTGGGTTGTCACCATACATCATTCGACTTAGGATCAAAGTATCCAGTACTTCTGTGTATGGTTGTTTGTTTAGTGGACCATACAATCTCTCAATAAGTGGGATATCAAATCCATAGATGTTGTGTCCAATGATTAGTTCTGCATCACGAAGTATTTGGATACCATCAACAAGGTTATCCTGTTCAAACAACAGGGATTCACCAGTCTCAATATCCCTGATTGACATACACCAAATCTTTGTAGCTTCTGTAAGATAAGTATCTTTCTTACCAGCAACTACTTCATTAAGACCGTTGGCTTCAATATCAAACACTAATTTGGTCATAGCGATAAAGCACCTCTCCTTCTGGGGTAATTACGAATGGTACATCCATAAGCTTGGATGTCTGGTCATTGTAGAACAGTGCTGTAGCAACGCCTCTACGACCACCCTTACGATTCTTAAGAACTCGTACATTTGTAGTGTTGCAAGTCAAAGGATCTGGGTGTTGAGCATTACGCTCTAGGGCAAAGACATTATCCGCAATCTGAGCAAGAGAACCTGAGCCACGAAGATCATTAAGATTGATTCGATCACCTTCGTCTACGTTCTTGTCAGTCTTCTTGATATGAGCAATGACATGGAGTGTAACACCAGTGCGCTCGACTAGCTCACGAAGCTTTTTCATTACTGAGTCAAGTACTAGTCTTTCATCATTTCCAAAATCACTACCAGAAGATAAGAGCATATTACCAAGAAGAGTAATGTGGTCAAGAAAGATGACTTTACAATCAAGACCAACAGCCATATACTCAAGACGATTGATGATATTATTAATGTTAGCGTTGCCAATGTGATCATAAAGATACAAAGGCTTGCTGGAAATATATGTCTTTGCTTCGGCATATTCTTCCTCGGTTAGATTGTCTTCTACCATATCAACAATAGACTTGTTGTTGGCCTTTCGTAGTTCATTGAGTTGACGTTGTGACATAATCTTACGGACTGGTTTACCAATCTTAAGAGAGATAAGGTCATCAACAGTTTGCTCAGGTGATTCTTCTAGGAAGACAGCACCTACCGCACGACCATGATTGAGATGATCAACTACTAGTTCTCTGATGATAGTAGACTTGCCATGACCCGTGGCGCTTGTCCACAGGTTAAGACGACCAGAGTCCTGACCAATCATAAAGGTTGTTAGAGAATCCCAAGGATACTCATAGACCTGAACAGACGAGTTCTCATTCTCTGAAACAACTTGACTGACATGCAGAATTGAATCGGGAGAATAAGTTTTTGCATTCCAATAAGCTTGAAGAAGCTGAGCAGACTCAGCATTAATCAGCATTTCATTGGGATCCTTACGAGGTAGGGACATGATCTTTGCCTTACCGGGCGGAAGAATCTCAGCAACTTCTCGTGCAGCCCGTTGACCAGGCTCATCCATATCAAAACAAATTACAATTGTTTCAAAGGAAGCAAGATAATCATAGTTATCCTTGACACACCTTACAGCTGAATTAACTCCATTTGGGATGGACACAACTGGGTACTTGTTGTCAAAGAGTTGGGCCATAGTAAGACAGTCAATGGCTCCTTCTGTAATGAGAATCCTTTTGCCACCACTAGGAAACAGTTGTTGACCATAGAATTGTAGATTAGAGGTGTCGCCAAGCCAAGCAAACTTCTTTCCGTCATATCGGATATGTTGAGCCTGTAGTGTACCATCCGAACGGTAGAAATACTCAACCTCTGCCCCGGTATTTGTAGTTTCATAGCCGTATTGTCTAGTAGTCTTGTCGTTAATTCGTCGGTGTGGTAAAGCCTTGATCTCACCTGTTCGGAACTTTTCTGTAGCATATGTTGGTGTCTCTTCTACAATTGTTTCCATTGGTTTGTTTCCTTTGATATAAAATTCACAAGCGTAACAATAACTATGACCGTCATCATAGACGGCTAGGTTGTTACCAGATGTATCATTACCCTGTGCTGCACACTTAGGGCAGCGTTTACGCGATACTACCTTTGATTCAGTTTCCATGTATACTCCTTAAAAAGATTGACAATGCCCCCAGCAGGGATCGAACCTGCGACCAACCGATTAAAAGTCGGTTGCTCTACCAGCTGAGCTATAAGGGCTAGTAGCTTCGGGGGGACTTGAACCCCCACGCCTTGCGGCTACGGATTTTAAGTCCGCTGCGTATGCCTATTCCGCCACGAAGCCAAAATGGTCCCCGTTAGGGGACGCTAGTTATGTATGATGTGTTCTAAAGTAATTGTTCCAGTAGTCTGCTTCAGTCCGCATATTGCGCTGTTGCACAGATACTACAATCGTTGTGATGATTGACAGGATAATCCCAACAACCACATAAACTACACTTACGATAGCCTTTGTCATAAAGGGCTTGATCACTTTCTGCCATATCCATGACTACTCGTCCTTTCCTTTACCCCAGCCTAGATAGAAAGTCTTAGAATCTTTACAGTTCTCAAGCATTTCTCTTAGCGTTCGGTTCTCTTGATCCAGTAATCTAATGTGTGAAAGACACTTACGGTGAATTTCTCTGGCGGTATAGCCAGAGTGGTAATCACTAATGGCCGTAGTGTCAAGTGCATTTTCCAAGAGTTTAAAGATTTCATTTGAGTTCATTCTCAATTTCCTTAATCTCCTTAAGAGAATTCTTATGAATATCTCCCGCAGTTTTAGCTAACTTCTTAAGATGGATTCGCTTAATATATGGTTGTAGACTTTCTACATTCCCTTCCATTACCCATACTCGGGATGCAAGTTCAGATAAACGAGTCTCGGTTGCACTGTGGCAATTTGTAAGCTCATCGTACTTCTTCTTCATTAGTTCATTACGCCATTGTGCTGTGTTTTCACAAGCAGTTTGTGTATTACGAAGACGCTTATTATAGTTATCTTCAAGTTCATAAAACTTTCTTGTTGTTGCATCATAGTTATTATAAATATCATTTTGCATTTGCTTCATTAACTTACTGTGGTTCCAAGCCATAGCAATAAATGTACAAACACCTAAGAAACTAGCAACTGAAATAATTAGATTGAAATCTTCCATACTTAATCTCCTGTTCTAAAACGTACTTTGAAAAAACCTGACTCTGCTGGTTCCGAGATTAGTTCACGGATAATACCCCATTCAGATTCAGAATTCACCTGTAGAAATGGACCACCCTCAAAGTCTAGATACTCTAGGTCTGGATGTCCACCACCACGATAGAACTTTGACTTACCTTCCATTGTAAACCAACCACCACCATGATCGGTGATGTACCTTGGTTCACCATAACGACTATTAATCTTCTTGATCACGCCAACTCCTACCCTGAAGCACTGTGTATGCTTCTTCAATTAGTTTAGCCAGTTCTTCTGCATTGCCCCGCTTAGTTTGGGGATTATAATAACCATCCCAATCGGCAAGAAGCATTGAAACATTTCCAATACGCTGCTCAAGAACCATTATCTGTGCTTGTAGAAATTCATTTTCCTGAGCACAACGAGACAAAGGATCATCGCTCACTTGCCGTCCTCCTTATTTGAGCCAATCTTTACACCACTTCCAGGCGGGTCTACCTGTTCGGTTGAAACTGGTCGAATGTCTTCTGTGGATAGGGATTCGGCTTGCAGCAGCGTGAGCAGCGCAAGTAGAAAAAGACCCGCTACGATTGCTACGAGTAAATAGGTGATCTTTTTGTTTTTGTCATTCATTGTGTGTTTTCTTCTTCCTTTGGAATCCTGTAGTGACTCATATATGGTTCATGTTCGATGTTATGTCGCTTGAGCGTTTCTTCAAGGTGTAGGATGTACCAAGACATACGCAGCACGAACTCCCGTGTTTCTTCCTTTATCCACTTGTTCTTGATGTGCCATGCCGAATCCAAGATGGCATCCTGAATGCGTGGAGAGCAGTTTCGCTGATCGTGGCGTTCATAAATCATCTTGTCGATGATCTCAGGCTGACCAAATCCATTTAGGATCTTGAAGTATTCATCAAGGAATGGATCGTTGGTTACATTGTCGTTTTCGTTGTTCACTCGTCATCCTCTCCAAGTTCAAACTTCGGTGGGACTGCCTTGCCCTTGGAAACGACAACGCCGTTCACACGAAAGCAATACGGTTCCTTGTAGCAATCCCAACCATAATGCTCTGCAATCTGCTGTGGAGTCAATCGCACATAGCAGTCATCGTTGGGGTTGGTCATGTCGGTGGTTTCGCAGATTCTCCTACGAGCCTCATCACGCTCTGCTTTCATCTTTTCAAGATCGTCCAATGCTTCGTGAAACTCCTTACGGACAAACTCAAGTGCTTCTTGGTATTCCTCAAGTTGCATTTGGAGTGCGTGTCGTTCGTCTTGGCACTTGTCAAGTTGACCTTCGTAGGTCGGTTCGTAGTTCTTGCTCACTTGCCGTCCTCCTTGTAGCAATCCCAGCCCTTTCGCTTTGCGATCTCTTTAGGATCTTTTGCAAGAGGATAGTCTGGCAGAATAATCTCTGAGCACGGATTCGTGCCAAAGTTATTTGATGTATCACGACGATCCTCCTCAAGCATGATGATTCGTGCTTCTAGATCGCAAGAATATCTCCGCGCTTCGTCGCGCTCTTTTCTCATTTCATCTAACTCAATACGCAAAGATTCAATTGCTGACAATAGTGAGTAAATATCTTCGTTCATGTGTCCTCCTTTAACGTTTCCAGCTGGAATCGAACCAGCAACCTACAGCTTAGAAGGCTGTTGCTCTATCCAGTTGAGCTATGGAAACAAAGCGGGATGCTCAGATTTGCACTGAGTTGTCTAGCTTTTATGCTAGGACAAGGCTTGTCACCTCTGCCATTTCCTACATGGCTGCACCCCAACTTGTTAGATGTGCTCGTAGTTCTTTTCGATTACGGCAGCAATCTGCTTAAATGACTTAGGCTTAGCAGTCTTGCTTACATTCATGGGATCAAAACCACCATCGTTAAGAAGGGCAAGATCAATCTCGGTCTTACCGTTATTAAAGCAACCAGTCTTATAGTCATTAGTAGCCGTATTGAATCCAGCCCACTCTGCTACTTCAGGAGGAAGACATCCATCTTCTCCATCGACTTCCCACTTAGAGTAGTTAAGATCATGGTCCATATCTTCCTTAGTATAAGTATGGAAGAACTTAATATTAGGACCCTTCTTCTGTCGCTTACGCTCCTTTAGATAGAGATCAGTAAGCACACCAAGACAGCAGTACGACTCTTCTCCTGTAGTACCATCTACACTACAAAGCTTTTCACGGCACTGCTTGTACTTGCCAGAGCGAAGAGCCTTAACCCACTTGTTCATAATGTTCTTCTTCATTGTTACTCCTTAGTCAACATAGATTTCGACCTCAGCACGAATGCTGTTCTTTAGGTCATAGCGAACTGCATCAAGGATGTCATCCCGAATGCCATCAGTATTATAATCACTGAGATCAAAGTTACGATCCATCCATGCATCAATCTTAGCGTTGATGATGTTGTGGAATGTATTGTTATTCTCAATGCGTTGCAGTACAAGATCAGCCAGTTGATTGTACATCTCAGGAGAAATCATGATTGGTACATTGATTACTTCCTGTACAGTGGTTGTTTCGATATGCGTATTCATGTGTGCGTCATCCTCTAGATCCATAGTAGTAAGTCCCCAGTCCAATCTCAACTACAGGGCTTAAGTCATTAGCGTCTACTTCGCCACGACAAAGTTTAGCAAAGTCTTCCTTTGTAATGATGCAAAGACTACAGCCATCTGCAGTATTCCAAGTTTCTCCGTCTGACAGTACAATAATTGCTTCCATTAATGTTCCTCAAATCTAATTACATCAGGTAGTGTTTCATCAAGATCATATGCATCAATCAAAAGAGCATCGTATTTAAGCCATAGACTATTTGGATCTTGTTTGATTGCTTCAAAAATATCCTGAGGATCATCGTCATCTTGAATTTCAATCTGCCATGTTTCTTCAATTTCACGACGAACTACTGTTTCAATATGCATTCGTTTCATTGTTGCTCCTTGGGATAAAAACAGGGCAGTAACGCACTGCCCATTATTAGTAGTAGGGGTGGGAGTCGAACCCACATGAGCGCGATTATAAGTCACGACCTTTTACCAAATCTATCAGGCACCCTACCATCTGCCTCGGTCCCCGAAGGGGACGATAGCTATCTGGGGGAATCGAACCCCCACCGTACCACCATTTTATTTACATGTCTGCGAACACGCTAGGTACAGTTGGCACCAGACCGATAGCTTGACCTTAATAATCCAATTGAACGAGTCCATTAGGGACAGAGTAGTATATTTCAACGAACGTTTCCATACACCACGGCAAGCATAAATTACAAGGCTTGGATAATTTCATATCTCCCTTTGGACCAAACCTGAAGTTAAGCAAGGTAAGTTCTTCATCTCTATAGTTCTTTGGAACCTTCAGCAGTGCATCGAGTTCGCTGTGGAGTTCGCAGCTCCTATAGCCGTACTTAGCGGCTAGAGGATGGGTCTTTCTCCTGTTGATTCCAATACCAAGTATACGATTATCCTGTAGGACAAGTGATACATGGTTATGTGACCTTGGTTGGTCGATCTTTAGAAATTCTTCTCTTGCTATTTCACGATACTTTTCGATGTTCAACTTTGATTTCCTCAATGTCCACAATGAAGTATCCTTCTTCACCTGGATCTGCCCATTGCTTTGAAATAAACAAAGCAATGATTTGTGAATCATCATCCCACAACTTACCATTCAACGAATCTAGAATGGCTTTGCTGTAGTTATCTACATCTGCCTTTGGATATTCTAGCTTGGTTGATTTAGGTCTTGTTACATAGCATTTAATGTCAACTGCAAGTTTTTCACTCATTGGAGTGAAGTTCCGCCCGAGGATTCTATTGATTACAATAGCCGCCGCCGAGCGGAACTTCTTATAAGGTCCCGTAAAGTATGCGCCGAATTTGCTGACACGAGGTCGTGATGCAGCCACGGGATTAATTGGGAACTTATAACTCCGCATGAGTCACCTACTTAGAAGGGTACGTCAGAGTCGCCGCCATCTACTGGCTTGAAATCTGAGTTACCTTGTCCAACGTAGTTACGCTCAATCAGTTGAATTGATTCCATGTAGAATGAAACCGAATTGTCACGGCTGATTAGCGCAGGAGTGACCTTGACCCTGACTACATCTGAACCGAATGGTACGGTATCAGTTGGCTTGGTGTCTGGGCCAATGACTGGGAAAGTCTTGATGCCTTCCTTGGCCTTGAGGACATTCTTAAACTTAATGGTCTTGATTCCATCAGTGTCCTTAAGTCCGTTGATCTTCTTACCACCTAGTTCCTTGACAGACGATTGAAGTTGCTTCTGCAACTCAGGTGTAAGCTCAACAGTTACGGAATGATTTGGGTTTCCGAACTTGTCGTCTGGGGACATAAGGTGTGACCACTTGACCGTGACATTGCCCGTCACGAAGGGCTTAGCATATTTAGCTTTGGTCGGTGCTGGCATTAGTAACTTCTCCATCTACCTTTGGCATAATGTTGTTAATGTTTGTACGGATGTTAAAGCTAAGTGCATCAAGCTGTCGGTAAAGATCCGACAGATATGCAACTACAGCTTCGGTTGGAACAGCATTTACTTGCTGCTTGTCATTTGAATCTTCGCTCATTACATAATCTCCAAATAAGGTTGTGTGCCATCAATTACAATTCCACAACTAAGGATGGCTTTCTTTAGGTGTGGTTTTGAATATGCAAGGGCTGGGTGACGCTGATCCACGCCGCAGCCAACATTCATACCAAAATACATGGTTGTCGGGCCTTTAATCCAGTTAATGGCAGCAAGGCTATGGTGATGTCCACAGACTACTGATTGTAGTCTTGCTTTGGCAGCATTGAATGAAGGGTACTGACCGCCCCAACCATCGCCATGAACATAATAAACACCATTAAACTCAAAATTATAATCCCAATTCCAATTGGGAGTATTATACACATCACAATAAGACTTAAGATAAACCTCAGGAATACCATTCTTTACTGCTTTCTTTTGTACCCGTGCATCGTGATTACCAATACATACAGATGCATTCTTAAATGCATTGTACCATTTGCGTATACCTTCTCTTGCTTGGGCTAATTCATCAGCAGGACTTGGCAGTGATGGATTCTTATCGTGTGCTGAGATGGCTTCATGGTCAATGATATCACCAATGAACACGGTATTGTTTGTTTTATATTTACGTTTCATGTCAAGGCAGAAGTGAAGATAGTCTTCATGATCTGCTGGACAATGTAAGTCACCGATTACCAGTGTTCTCATTCTTCCCCCATCTGCGCTTGGCATCTTCCTTCCATTGAACTGCTAATGGAGGAAGTGGTTCACCTGTTTCTTGTGGGATTGGGTCATATACATTGAACTTTCCCTGTATATGCAACTGTTGATAATAATTTAGATAAGAATCTACCTCGGTCCCCGTAGGGGACGATAGATTAGATGTTTGTTTCATATCGTTTGTTCCTTTGAGCTCTTCGCTCTTGTTCTCTACGTTTCTTTTCTTTTTCTCTTCTATACTTCTCAGAATTAAACTCTCTTGTATCCTTACGACGAATGTTCTTTTGTTCAGCCATTATACTTCCTCAATCTTAATCACCATTCGCTTAGGTATTTTATTTACCTGAGCAGTCTCACCAGGGCCGATTGTTGAAGTCAATGAGATCTGTTCATCGTCATGGTGTAGAACAAACCCAACAGTTAACATCATTGGCAATGGTTCCTTGGCACTAGACTTTGCTTCGTCTTTACCAAGCCACTCGGCCCCACCAACAGTCATTGCATCTATCCAGAGAACCTTGACAAGCTTTGGAATCTTGTCAGGGTACACGACATTCTTAGGCAAAGAAGTATTCTGAGTCGAGGACTTCTTCGACTTGGAATTCGTTCTCTTGCTTTGGGCAGTCGGGGAGATAGATTCCGTATCTTTCTTCAGTTTCTTTCTTGAGCTTTTCAAGTTGATTCTCCTTATGAATCTTGATGAATTCTTCTCTCAGTAGTGTATGCATCCTGTCAATATCAGGTGCATATGTTCCATATGAATCATGGACGAAAGAAAACGCAAACATTCCTTCATCAAGCATTCTGGAGATTGTCATGAACATATGAGCAGCATCTAGTGAATGAATAAAGTTTGGAGAAATTGCCAGATATTGTGCTTTACCGTCGAGATCTTCTGTAACAGTAGAGAACACAAGTTGCTGACGATTGAACAACTCAGCATAACTGACTCTTTCAAGTACTTGATTATATACATGGTGTACCTCAAATCCACTGGGAGTTGTCCATACAAATGGTTTGTTCATGGCATTAAGGATATCTGCAACCTCTCGTAGCCATTCCTTACCTTTGTTTGGAGACTCCATGGTTTCACCCAGACCAGCCTGTATTGCGCGACTTAGCTCAACTACAGCACCGCCTCGGTGTTCCTTACTAACCCAATCCACATGGCCTTCTTGCTTGACATACTTCTGCATACCATAGAAAGTAAGACCATATGCATCACACATAGTAGAACGTTTAGTTACATTTCTAGGTAACTTATTATTCCAATACTCCAGGAAAGCAGGATACCATCTATTATCCACATTGATCTGCATAAACTCAGTAGCCGCGTCTGCAACATGCTGATAAAGATCTTGAGGATCGTTGGCAGGAAGAAGATTGGTGAGTACAGCTAGCTTCTTGTTCTGCATAATCGCAGACCAATGCTGACCACCATTATTAGCACCGTCCATTTGAATTGGAAGTTGAGTCATTCCATCCTTACGGGCAATTTCAAAGATTGCTGCAAGGCGTTGGAATGATTTGTTCTTCTTCTTACTTGAATCAATCCATTCTTTATTTGCATAAGGATCTTCGGCAATCCTAAGTAGCATATCCATATTGTCATTGACCCATTTAACCCGTTGTTCAAATGGTTTCTTATCTTGATCAAATAGGTTTGCAATATGAACCTTAAGCCACCATAGTCCTCGTTCAGTTTGCTTGCGTGGTACAGCAAAGTGAATAAGACCACGATCAAAGTCTACTCCCTGAGGCGACAGCAATTCACATACAGAATATGCTCTACCTCGGAAGTCTAGAGTATAAGGCATATAAAAGAAATTCCAACCAGCCATCTTCTTGGCCAGTTCAAGACGAACAATCATTCTTGATCGTGCTTGTTCTTCTTTATACCATTCACCCCAAGCTTCATTGGATTCCTGCATCCACTTGGCTTGTTCTTCCTTTGGTCCACCTTCTGGATATGGTCTACTAAAAGCAAAGTCTCGGAAAGTATAAGCCGGGAGATTTGCAGTTCGATAGTCATTCTCAAACATAGTTTTCATAACTTGATAGACTTGGGTATTGACTGACCACTCTGTAGTTGCCAGTGCATTAAGTCCACGAAGAACCATTTCCGAGGGACGAGAATCCCAATCCTTTGGATC